TTGCCCGAACCTTACAAGGGGGTGACGGAATGAGCAGACTTGACCAAGTAATAGCGGATATAACTTATGTCCGCAGTTGCCTAAGATTACTTAAAGCCATACAAGAAAGCGGAGATTGCAACATCTGCAAGAAAAAGAGGGCTTGCGAATATGCTCCCAAATGGGGGGAGCAAGTAAGATACAACTGCCCGTTTTTTGAGAGAGAGGTGACGGAATGAGCAGACTAAAAGGAAGATATGTGGCACAGTTAATCATTGACATTGACGCCCCATTCGGTGACGCAGATAGCAGACCAATCGCAGAGGTTAAAGATAGATTCAGAACCATGCTTACGCCAATGCTTCGCGAGAGCATACAGGAAGAGGTTGGCGATGGTGTTGTTAATCTCGTAGAACAGTTAGTAGATGTATATGAGGTGACGGAATGAGCGTGATCGTGAAAGGCATGGAGATGCCGAAGAACTGCCGAACTTGCCCAATGCTATTTGATGGACATTCCTACAGATGGTGCAACATTACAGGCGAATCTTTGGGCATTGAGGAAACGGATAACAGACGGAATGAGTATTGTCCGCTTATCGAACTGCCTCCGCACGGACGGCTTATAGATGCGGATAAGTTTGCAGAAACTCTTAAAGAAGTATCAATAAGGCAAGGATACGACAAGCTGTTTTCTGACAACATATTGTCGGTAGGTGATGTGTTCGATGCTATTGTTGCGGATTTGAAGGGAGAGGGATTGGATGAATATAAACTAGCACCGACAATAATCGAAGCGGAAGGGAGCGAGTCATGAACACAGAACAATTCGTCAAAGAACGTGACGCCGCTTTAATCGATTTTGTGCAGACAGGGAGCATGAAGAAAGTCCGCAAGTACTGCAATAAGCACGGAGTAAAAATGCCGAAGGACAAAAAGGTCTTTGCGGCTGGAATCTACAAGGCGGTGCAGTGTTGCACGGATATTCCAGAAGATGTCAAAGTGCTTGCGATGCAGAAGTGCATGGCGATTGGATTCAACCCGTTTATGGCGCCGGTTGAAGCAGAAGGGAGCGAGACATGACTGACATCCTTATCGCATTTATCTTTGGAGCGTTCGTTGGCGCAGGGCTACTGATATTCACAGCGTGCATGATCGTGAGGGGAGAGAACAATGAGGACATGCTTAATCAATGACTGCACTGGCTTCGTGGGAGTGGCGCCCTGCTGCCTCGACTGCAGCGAGCGTGATGTGTGCCCGGACCGGTGCCCAAGGACAGAAACAATTTATTGTGTGGGAGTTATTGAGGACTATAATGACAAAAATACGAGCAGAACTATCAAAGAGTAACCCACTGTACGTTGATAAACATGCTTTCTTGTCTGCTTATCATTTCGCTTTGCAATATCCAGAATGGAAACGACAGTACACTGACACGATCGGATCAGCGGTCAAAGCCGTTGATCCTGACGGTATGCCGCACGGATCAGAGACTGGAGACCCGACATCACGGATCGCGATGAGGGCAAGCGTGCTTCGTAGTAACATCGACCTGATAGAGAGCACTGCATTGATTGCTGGAGAAGGCCTCGCTGAATATATTCTTTATGCTACGACCAATGAGGGTGTAACATATAAATATCTCACTGGTGAGCGCTGTAAACTCGGCAGGATCCCGTGTGGAAGGAATGAATACTATCAGAGACGGAGACTGTTTTACTATCTGCTCTCGAAGCGAATGGAGGAACGCAATGTCACGAGCTGATGCTATAAGAGATGGTGTGGAGATTGTAGAAGATGGGAGGTGGGGGTGTTATTACAAGATCCCTTGCGCCCAGTGTGGTAACACATATGGGAGCCGTCAGTATACTGGCAACAGGATATATCTTTGTCCGACATGCAGAGAGATCAACAAGAAAAAGCGAAAAGCCGCAGTGGATGAACTGGCCCTTTCAATTCCTGACGTCGAGACCAAAGAAGAGAAGCGCTACCGTAAGGCGGTGGAAGAAATCGAGAAGCAGGTTGGCTCCCTAAAAGGATATGAGCGGGCCGTTGAGATATGCCGCAATGCTACGTTCAAGTATGGCAGTACACCGGAAGCGATGCTTGCAATCGAATTGGTAAAGAACAAATACAAGATTATTCCTCAGCAGAAGATAGGAAGTTATCATGTCGACTTTGCTTTGCCGGATGAGAAACTGATCATTGAGGTTGACGGATCCATCTATCATGCGAATACACAGAAAGAACTGGAGCGCGAGGCAGCTATCAATTACAGGATCGGATTCGATTGGCACTTCATCCACATACCTGCTGAATCAATCAGTAAAGATGTGCGGAAAGTTGTGAGACTTTTGAAAAAGAGGGACACAGGGGACAAGTATTCGTTTTAAAATATACAATGCGAAACGATACAACAGATATACCTTTTTGATGCCAGGGCGTCGTACTCTCACAGGTACGGCGCTCTTTTAGCGCATGCCGATAGCGCTCTATAAACCATGGCGCCGCGGGCTCTTACATGGGCCCGCAGTTCTTTTCAAAACGACGAATAGCGAGGTGATGGCTGATGCCGAGGGCACGGAGTCCGGAGCGAGATCTCGCGTATCAGCTGTGGCTCGCTTCCGGTAAGAAGAAAAAACTGAAAGAAATAGCAGAGGAGTTGGGAGTTCCGGAAGGGCAGGTCAGGAAGTGGAAGAACCTCGACAAATGGGACGCTGATGTTCCCAAAAAGACGAAAGGGAACGTTCCCAAACGAGAAGTTCATAAGGCCGCGAAAAGGATAACAGAGAATCAGGAGCTTACAGATAAGCAAAAGCTGTTCTGTATTTATTTTTCTAAGTCTTTGAACGCGACTTCTGCTTACCAGAAAGCATACGGGTGCAGTTATGTGGCTGCACTGACCAATGGTCCGAGGATGCTTGGAAATGCTCGGATTGCGACTGAAATTCGGCGCCTCAAGCAGGAGCGATACGCGCAGGCTCTTCTAAGCCCCGAAGATATATTCCAGAAATACATGGACATAGCCTTTGCTGACATGGGGGATTATCTGAGCTGGGGGCAGGAGGAGGAGCCGGTTATCGCTCAGTTCGGTCCTGTACAGATTCCGAATCCGGAGACCGGAGAGAAAGAAACCCTCATGCAGAATGTAAATGTGGTACGGCTGAAGGAATCTCGCGACGTCGACACGACACTTATCGGAGAGGTAAAGCAGGGGCGCGATGGAATAACGGTCAAGCTTCCGGACCGCATGAAGGCTTTAGAGTGGCTGGCTGATCACATGGATATGGCTACGCCCGAGCAGAAAGCAAAGACAGAAAAGCTGAGGGCCGAGACAGACAGGATCCGCAGGAGCAGCCTCCCTGAACAGGACGACGGAGTGGAGATCATAAACGATGCCCCGAGACAGGAAAACGGTCAGGATCTCGGACATTGTGATTCCGAAGTACCTGGCGATATTTAATGACCGCAAATATAAACACATAATCCTGAGCTCCGGAAGAGCCGGCACGAAGTCTTCCTTCGCGGCGATCCGCGGCGACTATCAGCTGATCAGCCCGGAAAAGGGCTCCGTGGTCGTCCTCAGAAAGCACCACAACAAGCTGCGCAAGACTGTGTACAAGGAGATGCTGCGCGGGATTAACCGCCTGCAGATCCCGAAGAACCGGTTCGACATCACGGTCAGCCCGATGGAAATCAGGTACAAGCGGACTGGTAACACGATGTACTTCGCAGGATCTGACGGCATAGACGACACGAAGGGTATCATCGACGAGGACAGGCCGATCAAGCTGGTCATCCTGGACGAGCTGACAGAGTTCTTCGAGGACGGAGAGGGAGCCGACGAGATACAGAACATCGAGGCTACCTTCGTAAGAGGCAACACCGGCGGGTTCCAGATGCTGTACCTGTACAACCCGCCGAAGAACCCGAACGCGCCGATCAACAAGTGGTGCCGCGAGATGGAGAAGCGCCCGGACGTCCTGCACATCCATGTGGATTACAGGGACGTTCCCGCGGACTGGCTGGGGCCTGATCTGATCGCATCAGCTGAGGCTCTGAAAGCAGCAGACGAGCGGCAGTACCGCTGGGTGTGGCTCGGGATCCCTGTAGGTGTTGACGAGGTCATCTACTACATGTTCTCTGACCGGCACAGGAAAAAGCCGGAAGAGGACCAGAAGTACCCCATGATCGGGATAGGAGTCGACTACGGCCAGCAGAACGCTACAACCTTTCAGGCGTTCGGGCTGGACGATTACAAGCACCGGCTTGACGGCCTTGCTGAGTATTACCACAGCGGCCGCGAGACCGGCAAACAGCGGAGCCCTTCGGAATATGCGAGGGACTTCATAGATCTGTGTACGGCGCTTGATCAGCAGTACACACCGGGGCCCAGTACGCACTGCACGTTTTATGTGTTCATTGACCCAAGTGCGCAGGGCCTCAAGGAAGAGATCAAGCGCCTGGTGCCCGGCGTGCCGTTTAAAGTGCTCCTGAGGGATGCGCAGAACGACGTGAAGCTTGGGATCAGCAGGGTTCAGAAGCTCCTCACCTATGACATGATAAGCCTGAGCCCGCTGCAGGAGAACGCGATCGACGAGTTCGGTACATACGAGTACGACAAGAAGAGCATTGAGAGGGGCAAGGAAGAGCCGGTCAAGGTTGACGATCACGCTATGGACGCGATCCGATACATGGTGATGGGAATGTGGAAGCACCTGAAGCGCTGGCTTCCGGAAGCAGAGGATGAGGAAGAATGAATATTTTTGAGTATTTCAAGAAAAACGGGATCGATACTGTCGACCCGTCTTTTTATACATACATCAGGATGTGGGATTCCTGGTACCGCTCTAACGTCGCGAAGTTCCACACATACCGCGTGTACACCGGATCCGGTTACACCCGCTGCCGGCGCCACAGCCTCGGCGGTGCCAAACTGGTATGCGAGGATATGGCGAACCTCCTGCTGAATGAGCGCGCGAAGTTCACGATCGGCACTCCAAACGAAGAGACCGGGAAGATAGAAGACAGCGTTGCGAATTCAACCTATGACTTCGTGAAGCTCGTCCTTAGCAATGCCCGCTGGTGGAAGCTCGGCAACGAGTATCAGGAGAGGAAAGCGGCTCTCGGAACAGTGGCCTACGTGCCGTACCTTGACAATGCTGTGGTCGATGAAGAGGGGAACATCCTCAGCGGAGACGTCAAGATCGCGTATTTCACAGCCCCGAATATCTACCCGATCACGTGGGAGAACGGCTATGTGAGCGAGGCGGCCTTCGTGTCGATCAAGACCTTCCGCCGTAAGAAATACGCGCACATCCAGTTCCACATGCTCGAGAACGGGCTGTATGTGATCAAGAACAGCGTGGCGGAGTGCACGAACGGATCCGGGTCTGAGATCCCTCCGGAAAGGTGGGGAGACATTCCTGCATTCGCAACACTGGCTCCCAGAGTCGAGACTGGATCCGACAAGCCTCAGTTCGTGATCGATACGCTGAACATCGTCAACAACATCGACAAGAGCGAGACGGACGACGGAAACCCGATGGGGATTTCCCTGTTCGCAAACGCGATCGACGTGCTCCGGAGCCTGGACCTTAAGTATGATTCATATGCACAGGAATTCAGCCTCGGACGCAAGCGCATCTTTGTGGCTCCTGAAATGCTGAGCAATAAGGACGGGAACGCAGTGTTCGATGAGAATGACACAGTTTTCTACAAACTGCCTGAAGACTTCCGGGAAGACGGCGGCGAGAGGGGCATGATCCACGAGGTCAACATGGACCTGCGGATCGATGAGCACAGCAAGGGCATCAACGATGACCTCAACTACCTGTCCGTCAAGTGCGGCTTCGGAACCCAGAGATACCGCTTCGATACCTCCGGGATCACAACGGCCACGCAGGTGATCAGCGAGAACAGCGACATGTTCCGGACGCTGAAGAAGCACGAACTCGTTCTGGACGATACCCTCAAGCAGCTCTTCAAGGTGATCATCCGGCTTGGCATTGCGGCGCGCGTTCCGAACCTGTCCGAAGACGTGGAGATCAGGATTGATTTTGACGACTCCATCATCGAGGATAAGAAATCCGAGCGCGAGCAGGACAGGCAGGATGTCTCAATGGGAGTCATGGGGCTGGCCGAGTACCGCGCGAAGTGGTACGGAGAGACGGAAGAGACCGCTGCCGGCAGGATCCCTGAACAGACTGGAGGAGTGATGCCTTAATGAATCCCAGCTATGAGGATTTCGTAGACCAGACATTTTCAAAGCGGTACCGCCAGCTGGAGCTGGACATCATGAGGGATATCGTCCGCAGGATCAAGAAGACCTCGGAGATCACTTCCTCTGCTGACTGGCAGATCATGCGGCTCACGATCATGGGAAACTCGGCCGAAGAGATTCGGAACATGATCAAAGAGGCGGGAGAGCTGAGCGAGAATGATATGCAGAAGCTCTTCGACGATGTGGTCGAGAAAGAGTACACAAGGAGCGCGGATCTCTACAAAGAGGTCGGCGCTAATTTTGTGCCGTATGAGCAGAACACGGAAATGCAGCAGCTGACGCAGGCGCTGATCACGCAGTCGAACAACGAGCTGAAGAGCATCACGGGAACGATGGGATTCATGCTCGACTACGGCGACGGCCAGGGGCTCCGCTTCACACCTCACACGGAGATCTTCGACGATTATCTGAACAGCGCAGTGATGGGCATAGCTTCCGGAGCATTCGACTACAACACGATGATCCGCAAGGTCGTCACGCAGATGACCAATTCCGGGCTTCGGACTGTCGACTACGCTTCAGGCCGTCACGATCGCGTCGATGTAGCTGCCAGAAGGGCGGTTCTCACTGGTCTCTCACAGCTGGCCGGCAGGATCACAGACACAAATGCCGCTGCCCTGAATACAGACCATTTCGAGGTCGCCTGGCATGCGGGCGCACGCCCTGCGCACCAGGAGTGGCAGGGCAGAGTGTGGAGCAAGAAGGAGCTTGTAGATGTATGCGGGCTCGGATCCGTGACAGGACTGCTCGGTGCGAACTGCTATCATGACTATTACCCCTTCATCCCCGGAGTCTCTGAGCGCATGTACTCCGACGAGTGGCTCGACGAGATGAACAGGGAAGAGAACACCCCGAAGATCTTCAAGGGCAAGGAGTACACAGCCTACGAAGCCCGGCAGCATCAGCGGTACATTGAGCGCTGCATGCGGGCCCAGCGGGAGAAAGTGGAGCTCCTGAAGGAAGGTGGAGCAGACAAGGACGAGGTCATGCTTGCCCGGTGTAAGTATCAAGCCCAGCTGGACGAGTACAAGCGCTTCTCGAAGGTGATGAAGCTCCCGGAGCAGAGGGAGCGGATCTACTACGACATGAAAGGCCGCGTAGCTCCTCCGAGGGATGTGTACCAGCAGTACCTTGCGGAGCAGGCCGAGAAGAGGCGCAGGATCCAGACCGAGGCCGACAAACACAAGGAGCGTGCGGAGGAAGCCAGGCGGGCGGAGATAGATCTGCAGGATTTCCTTGCACAAGTGTATGAGCGCAGAAGAACACAGCAGAATCTGCACATGACACCTTACGAGGATATGCCCAGAGGTATGAACCCTATACAGGTTGATCTGAAAAAACTGAACGAAAAAGCACGTGAACAGTTCGAGAACGTGATCAGCAAACTGTCAGAGAAGTATGATACCAGCCTGATGCGGATTAGGACCATGACGCCACAGGAGGCGCTTGGGAATACCGCATTTGCGACATCGTGGCACACATATTCCACTGGATCAGCGGAGATGATCGTCAATCCTATAAAGTTCGGCGACTATGGGAAAATGATCAGCCGCATGAAGGAACTGGTCACGAACGGATACATCCCCAGAATCAAAGAGGGCACAGAAGGCGAGTATGTCGCAACGCATGAGTTTGCCCATACGCTGCTGAACATGCAGGCTCCTGTGAGTAAGAACAAGAACTGGGTAGATCTTGATCTTTCCAGGATCAGGGCGGCCAGGAAGGAGATCTCCAAGATCTATGACGAATATAAGCAGGAGGTCAAGGAGCTTGAGAAGGAGTTTAAGAAAGCCGAATACGACGTCATTATGGGCACCACAAACGATACTACCGCAGCATTAAAGGCAAAAGAGCGTTTGGATGCAGTACGCATATCAAGGTATTCGCTTGAGAGTTCAGATGAATTTATGGCTGACAGTTTCGTGCAGGTACAGCTGGCAGAGAAACAGTCTCCCTATGCGAAGCGGGTAGTCGCTGTCTTGGATAAATACTACGGAAAGAAGTAGGTGGGTCAATGATCAGTGTCAAAGTAAGACAGAACAGCATAGAGGTCTCCGGCCACGCAGGAGCCGCGCCCAGAGGCCAGAGCGTGCCCTGTGCGGGCGTTTCTGCAATGACTTGGATGCTCGGAAAGGGTCTCAAGGAAATCGTCGATTTGCCCGGATTCGAGTTCACGATCGCTGACGGCCACGTCGCGATGCACTGGGATCAGCTGACACAGTCCGCGGAAGATCTGATCGATGCCTGGTTCCTTGGTCTCTGTGATATCGCCGAAGAATACGGCTGTATCGAGTTTGTTTAATATCGTTTGCTAAGCAGTTGCATGAGCTTTTTTGTTTTCCTCAGCAACGCTCCCGGCGCCTCATTTCGGTGAGGCGCTATTTTTATGGGCTCAACTGGTGAAAGTGGGTTCGATTCCCGCAGAGTCCGATCGCCAACGCAGGGCATCGTACTGCGGGACAGATTCACACATCTTACAAAGTGGAGGTACCTCAACATGAAATATTTTGACTTCCTTCAGCTCTTCGAGGACGGCGGCGGAGAGGGCGGAAACGCCGGAGGAGCCGGGGCGGGATCCGGAACCCAGGGTAATTCCGGGAGCAACGCAGGAGGAGCGTCCTACAGTTTCGAGCAGGCGGAGGAGATCGCCAATGCCAGAGCTGACAGGGCATCCAGAGCAGCCCTTGCGAACTACTTCAAGCAGCAGGGCATGACAGAGGAGCAGGTGACGCAGGCACTGGCTGACTTCAGACAGAAACAGCAGAGCCAGCAGCCGAATGTTTCTCAGATCACACAGGAACGCGACGCCGCTCAGAAGGAGCTGGCGGACTACAAGAACAAGGACACGCTCAGATCCAAGGGCGTAGCTGACGGCTACATGGATTTTGTGCTGTTCAAGGTCGGCGGCATGGTCACTGACAAGAAGCCATTCGATAAGGTCGCAGACGAGTTCCTGAAGGCTAATCCGCAGTACAAGAGCGGATCTTACAGGGTGAGCACCGGCACGCAGAGCGGCGGATCCGGGGCGGCCCAGAACACAAACGATTTGATCAACAACAATATCCGGAACGCTTTCCTGAAGTGATCCTTCGTTAAGCGATCCGAAGATAGGAGAGAAGAAATGAACAGAAACAGAAATTTCCTTCAGCTTTTTGAAACTGATGCTCAGTTCATCGACAGAACCGGCGCTGATGCACTGATCCCTGTGCAGGAAGCGAATGAGATCATCCAGGGCGTCGTGGAGCAGTCCGCAGTCCTTTCCAGAGGCCGTAAGCTCCCCAACATGACTGCAAAGCAGTACAAGATGCCCGTCCTTGATTCCCTGCCCCTTGCATACTTCGTAAACGGCGATGTCGGCGCGAAGCAGACTACCAAGATGGAGTGGGACAAGAAGTTCATCGTCGCAGAAGAGATCGCGGTCATCGTTCCGATCCCGGAAGCAGTTCTCGATGACTCCGCTTATGATATCTGGGGCGAGGTCAAGCCTCGTATCGTCGAAGCATTCGGTAAGGTTATCGACGGAGCGATCCTGTTCGGTACCAACAAGCCTACTTCCTGGAGAGCTGGAATCGTTGCAACTGCGACTGCTGCCAGCAAGGTAGTTACCCTCGGTTCTTCCGACAACCTCTATGAGAAGATCATGGGCGAGAACGGTGTGATCGACATGGTCGAGCAGTGCGGCTATTTCGTAAACGGCCACATGGCTGATATCTCCATGAGAGCGAAGCTGAGAACCCTTCAGGATGGCGCAGGCCACTATATCTTCACCAGCAACAACGTGCAGGGTGCGGCGAACTACGCGCTCGATGGTTCTCCCATGAGCTTCCCCCGCAACGGCGCCTTCGACAAGACTCAGGCCCTTATGATCGCCGGTGATTTCAGCCAGCTTGTATATGCGATCCGCCAGGATATCACCTTCAAGCTGTTCACCGAGGGTGTTGTCCAGAACACTGACGGCACGATCGCCTACAACCTGATGCAGAACGACATGGTCGCTCTCCGCGCTGTCATGAGACTCGGCTGGGAGATCCCGAACCCGATCAACGCTCTCAAGCCCACCAAGGCCCAGAGATGCCCGTTCGCGATCCTGAAGGCAGGCAACTGAGAAAGAGGTGATCAGTGATGGGGATGTACGTAGATTACAGTTACTACGCCAGTTGTGGCGGCAAGATGGAACTTGACGAATTCCTCGT